GATGCTTTTCGCTCCGATGCTCGCCCAGGCTGACGTCTATCGCGAGCAGTACGGTGAGATGGGTCTGAAGCGCATCCTCATCGACATGCTTCGAGCGGCTCGGAAGCTCGGAGCGACACCGCCAGTGCAGATAACCGATGACGCCGGGAACGTGCTGCACGAAGAGCACGCGGGCATCATCGCGCCTCCTCGAATCGAGATGGGAGAAGGCGGAGCGATCTCGAAGAGCGACCGCTCACCAGGCGTCTCGGAGATGCTCTCGCTCAACTGGAATCCGTACTTCAGCCCGACGTGGAGCGACATCAAGGATGCCGTCCAGGCAGCGAAGGCAGCGAACGGCGACAAGCCGGTGATCTCCCAGCGCACATCGATAGCAGCCACTCAGACGCTCTTCGGGGTCACCGACGTCGAAGGGGAGCTGCGCGCCATCGAGGAGGACGTGGAGCGGAGTCTCAGAGCGGCGCAGCGAGCGATGGTGATGACCGGCGGACTCCCTCCGGATCCGTCGGCACTCGATCGCCAAGAGACCGATGAGGATGCTGAGGAAGGCGACGATGCCGAGGAGAAGCCCGAAGCACCTCCGAAGCCTCCGATGGCCCGTGGTCGCGCGCTCGCACCCCGCGACGACGATGAGGAGACCGAGAGCGAGAGCGACTGATGTCTGGTCCGCACCTGAACGATCCAGACGCTGTCGTGCGCCTATCGCTCCAGCGCGCTGACGCGGTAGTGACCACGAACCTCCAGGCGGCTCGCGAGCTGGAGAGGCTCCTCGCCGAAGCCGACCGGATGCTGGGGCGGAAGCTCACCGCGTGGAATCGCGCGAACGGCGGAGACGCTGCGGCGTTCACACCGAACGGCATCCAGGCGTATCGCGTCCAGATCCGTCTCGCGCTCGAAGGCGTTCGAGGCTCGCTCGGTTCCCAGCTCTCGATGCTCTCCGACGTCGCTCGTGCCGCGGCGGTGAGTCACGCCGTGCAGCAGCTTCGAGACCTGGACCGTGCCTTCACCGGCATCGCTCGTCCTCTCCGGATTCCCCAGGCGCTCCGGCTGAACAACGCCCTGCACGGTGACCGCTCCTCGCTCCTCCGGCAGCACGCGACGTCGGTGGACCGATACGGGGCAGCGATGATCGGACAGTTCGAGCAGCGTCTAGCTTCCGGTCTCGTTGGAGGTCTCTCGCAGTACGAGATGACCGGGCTCCTCACGGGGCACCGAGGACCGCGTGGCGAGGTCTCGCTGCGCGCTCGCGTCGAAGCCGGTCGAGTCATTCGGACGCAGACCGAGCAGATCCCGGCAGGGCTCTTCACGCGCTACCGAAGCTGGGCGTGGCGAATCGTCCGCACCGAGGTCTCCTATGCCTACAACGCAGCCAAGCTGGACTCGCTCTCGGAGCTACGGCAGGGACTTCCGACGCTGAAGAAAAAGATCGTGGCGCACTTCGACCGCCGCACGGCATCAGACTCGATTGCGGTCCACGGGCAGATCCGAGACGTGGACGGTGCCAACAGCTACTTCGTGGACGGCGCCGCTCGGAGCTACCAGCACCCGCCAGCCCGACCGAACGACCGTGAGACCGTCATCCCCTGGCTCCCTGAGTGGGGCGAGGCGGAGAGCACTCGGCAGCTTCACCCGGCGGAGGTCCAGAGAGCCGACCGCGCGGTGGGAACCGCTCGTGGCCCGGTCGCCCCTGGAGCTACCGTCGCTGACCGTCGGGCAGGCGAGACCGCCGCACGGATGCAGCGCCGTGTCGATCGGCTCGCTGGACCTCCCTCGCGCCAGCGGTAGTCCGGAAGGCGCTGCCGACCTACACCCACAAACCGGCTCAAAACAGGGGTAGTCCTGTGGGTGGCAGGTTCAGCGAGGTGCCGGTACTGGGAGACACTTCAGCGGAGCCCTCCCGAGGTCAGGCTGCTAGGCGCCTCCGCAGCGGTCTCAACAAATCGCACAGCTCACAGAAAGAAAAGAACAGATGGCGCTAGACTTTCCGCAGCGGGTTGTGTAGAGTGCTCACTCACGCTCCTCCTCTCCTCCTCCGAAAGACCGAAGCCCATGTCCGCCACCGTCCGCAAAATCAATCCGATCGCCTTCCCTCGTGGCGTTGAAGTTACCTTCGCTGACGAGCCCGTAGATCATTTGCTGTACCGCGGCGTCATTTGGTTCGTTCCTGACGCGGAAGGCGCTCTGCAGCCCGTCGACAGCAGCCTCTGGGCGCAGTCGAGACTCGCCAAGCGTGGAGCGACCTACGTGACCACGGACGTCCTGGTGAAGCGCGCTCGCGAGCACATCGTGACCTACCTGTCCAAGGGTGGCTCGCTCTAGTCCTCGAACCCCAGAAGAAAGCAAGGAAGCCCATGACGAAACTGACCCCAGACCAGCGCGCGCTTATGCTCGCTCACTCGCAAGCCTCGCTCGACAGGGATGCGAAGGCGATGTGTGCGGCGGCTGTCGAGTTGGCCCGCCTGAGTAAGCCCACCGACGTGTCTCTGTACGTACTCCGTGACTCGATCTCTCGTGAGATCATTGCCGCATGGCCAGCCACCGGGCATCGCGCCCCGAGCGATCCGACCTGGCTGGTCAACCGATATATTCAGGCCGATCCCGACCTTCGCAGCCGTCGCCTCCGATATCGTCGCGAGCGCCACCAAGTGAGCGACCTGACGAGCCAGATCCTCATCGCCTGCCTCTGAACCCTGTGATCAGGCCCTAGGCGTGGGGCCGAAACGTCGCGAGACGTCAGGGACGCAGAAGAAAGAAAGCCAGGAAGCCATGAAAAGGTATCGAATCGAGCGAGACGGACAATGGGTCTACAACCGACTGTGGTGGGATGGCGTATCAGCCAATGCGGAGTTCGAGAGCGGATCCGGCTTCGTGGTTGTGGCTGAGTTAGCGTCGCGAGGGCTGGTCATGGTCGAGGGCTGGGACTGACCTCCGAGCCGGAGCCGTTCCGCTCGACCCTGAAACTGTTTTAGGGTGCGAGCGTTTTATTTGTAGACAGCGGCAAACCTCACGGTAGGATGGACATCCACGCTCCCTTCTCCCTCCCCTCTCGAAAGCCCGGAAGCCCATGACCATCAATATCGAAACCTCGGTTGGAATCGTTCACGTCACCTATCTGGATCAAGGGAATCAGCGATCGACCTTCGACTGCGTGATCGCTCGCTCGGGCGAAGCGATGATCATCCGAGCGTCCTGCCCTCAGCAGGCCGCGGAGAAGGCGGCTGCGAAGGTTGTCCGCTATCTCAGGAAGAGCGAGAAGCCCACCCACAACGGGCGATTCCACGCCTGAGCCCTCCTCCGAACCGACCTCGAACGAAAGCGGAAGCCCTATGTACAACCTGACGATCGATGACGATGACTGCGGCCAGATCTATCTGGCGGACTTCGTGGCCCTGAACCACGAGTCGAATGGCGGAACCCTGGACGATGCCTCGGTGGCGACGCTCCGAGCCCTCGGTGTGGGCGCGTCCTACTCCGACGGTGGCGGAGCCTCTCCGCTCTGGACCCTGACTCGAATCGCCTGACCGATACCCTACGAACGAAAGCGAGAAAGCCAATGAAAGTACGTGACCTAATCGAGATGCTGCAGAGCTACGACGAAGATGCAGACGTCCTGCTCGCCACGCAACCGCACTACCCTCTTGAGAGCGAGGTCGATGGCATCTGCGCGCGCGCAGAAGCGATGGATGACGAGTCCGATGACTCGGAGCTTCCGGCGGGCTCCAAGAAGAGCGACGTGATCATCTGCGTAGGCTCCCAGGTTCGCCACGGCTCGAAGTCGGTCTGGGACGTGTGCCATGGGTGAAGTTCTCGAAGAGGCTCTGCGCGAGATCGCCCTGGCTCGCTCCGAGGGCTTCGACTCCGTGACGATGACCATCTGGGAGGCGGAGACGCTCTCGGAGACGATCGCCTCACTCCGTCTCTCGCTCTCGGAGAAGAGCGAGGAGTGCGACCGCTGGATCGCTCGCGTCAAGCTCCTCGAAGCTCGCGCAGACGCAGCGCGCTCCGCGCTCTCGGCTCGCGAGCCCAAGTCAAAGATCCCTCCTCCGACCGTCACGAGCTATGCCGAGGAGCTGGGGCGAATCGCAGCCGGGAAGCTCCTGCTGAAGTTCGGAAGCGGAGCGGCGCTGCCCACCGTTCGGTCGGTGGCGGTCGTATGCGATCACGAGTGGGATTCCGCTGTGGATCTCCTCGTGGGGCGTTACCCATTCACAGGAGACTCCCCAAAACTGAAGCGCGCTTTTGGGCGTGCGTTCTACAGCGCCATCAACGACGACGGAGAAGGAAAGAACCGATGACCGAAACTGCAAAAAAGATCCCGCGCAAGAGCGGACGCCCGAAGCTCCCAGACGACCAGAAGCGCCAGGAGCTTCGGCTGTTCGTCTCCGCTTACAACGCGACACGCCTGCGCGCGCTCTCCGAGGTCGGTGGAGTCTCCGAAGGGATGATCCTGTCGCTCCTCTGGAGCCTCGCTGGTGAGGAGACGTGGAACGCGAGTATCAGGCTGCTCTGCGCGGAGGAGATCGACATGCCGGTGGCCGTCGGAATCTGCCGAACCGTCAACAACGGGATCGCAGCCGGGAAGGTGAAGGTGACTTCGACCGATGGCGTCTGGAAGCTCGACGGCGCATCTGTTCGCGCCTGGATCCTCCGGTGAGCTTCCTCGGTCGATCGGGCTGGTGCCCTCGATGCCGCCGGGCTGTCGTCTGGGCGGCATACCCAGGCGGTGTTGCTCACGCCTACCAGGCTGATGATGCCGGTGACTTCGAGATCCCGGACGCTCAGGGCGTTCCGTTCCGTGTGCTGCCAGGGGAGGGCTTGTACAGCCTCCACGAGTGCGTCTCCGAGTAGGACTTGCGCGTCACGCCGTTCTCGGCGCAGACTGAGCGCATGTCCGACCTCAAAGACGCGATCCACGATGGTCCGTTCCTTCAGCCTCTCGCTGAGCGAGACCGTTGGCCCGGTAACTACGGCATGCACATCCTTCCGGAAAAGATGGCGAGTGGGAACCTGCCGTCGTGGCCGGGCGAGCCGATCGCTGTCGAGGCGACACCGTTCAAGAACCTCAAGACCGGGCGCTGAACGGTTCCGCTTGTCGCGCGCCTCCGGCTCTGGCACGCTCCGAGAGCGAACACCCCAGGAGGAACCCCAGATGCCCGACATGCTCCCCTTCCGAGTCCAGGCTGGCGCCGCTGCTTCCGCAGACGCTTCGATGCCCGGCACACCGCGACCGTTCGCGCCTGCTCCTCAGGTCGCCGAAGGCGGACCGCAGCCTGCTACCGCGGTCATCACTCCGGTTCCGGTCGCCACTGAAGGCAACCCCTTCCGCGTCACGAAGGGCTGAGCGTCGATGGCTTCCATCGAAATGAAGGGCATGCTCTCCGTCTCCGGAGGCTGTGGCCCGTGCGGAGGCGCTTCTGGCGACCAGACCGTGCGTCGCCTCGCCCTTCGCTGCGGAGGGTTCTCGCCCTACGAGACCATCGCTGAAACCCCGTCGCCTCTGCGCGTCTCGACGCCGGGCGCGCTCGGTGCTGCGTTCGTTCCGCTCGACATCGCAGATGGCTTCACGGCCATCGAGTTCCTGTATGTCGTCACGGACTCCGCGCTGACGCTCCGGATCTCCGACGGTCCTCCGGAGGTCGAAGGCATCCAGCTCGCTCTCCCCACTGGCTACGTCGGTGGCGAGACGATGGTGTTCACGATCGATGAGACTCCGGTGACGGTCGTCTTCACGGCTGGCGACCAGACGCTTGCCGACGTCGTGAACCGAATCAACGCTGCGTGCGCCGCGGCTGCTCTCGCGACTCCTCGCGCGGTCGCGACGGGAATCAATACGTTCAAGATCGTCGGAGTCGCCACGCGGTTCGAGTCCAACTCGACGCTGACCGCTTTCCGCGGTCTCGTGAACGTCACGACGACTCCGGCGGGCATGGTAGCTTCGGCTCCACTCGCGCTCGCGAACGGGAACGACGTGACCGTGTTCGGAACGATGCTCGTGGAGCTTCGGCAGTATCCGAACGCTCCAACCAAGGTTGAGGTCAGCGGCATCGGAGCTATCCGTGCGATGGTCGCTGGTCGCACTTCGCCGTGAGGCGAAACCGTAAGAAAACCCACAGTCACTAGGAGATCCCCACATGGCCCGTTCTATCCGAAACATCCTCGACCAAGGCGACCTGAACAAGCTGGGCGCCGCGGCGCAACAGCAGGCGCTCGGCTCCACGCTCAACCTCACTCCGGCTTCGGCGGTTCTCACGGCTGTCGCTGGCGTGGCGCTGCTTCCCGACGATGCAGCGGCTGCTCAGGTGCTTATGGCCTGGGACCGAACCAACGGCGTGTATCTCACCGTGGCCGCTCCGGAGACCGTTGCCGGAGCCGGTCAGGTCTCGGTCTCGCCCACGGGCGACCTGAGAGTGGATCCCGCTTGCCTCTCGGTTGAGGTTCTCTACCTCGCGATGGAGGGAACGCTCGTGACCGAGACGCTCCAGGTTGCCGCTTCCGCTGCGACCTTCCTCAGCTCGAAGGTCTCGCGGCGCATCCTCTCGGCTTCGGTCGTTACCGGAATCATCCCTGGGGCCAAGGTTGTCGCGGCTCGCGGCTCGGCTCCGGCGGCAACCGGAGTTGCGCTCACCGACGATGGCGCAGGGATCGTATTCAACGCTGCCGATGTCGTAGCGGGATCCTGCACCGTCACGTACCTCGCGAGCCCCACGGTGTTCGCGAACGCACGGCTGAACGACGCCACGCGCGGTTACTGAGGCGTGACGCCGAAGGGCGTCTGCTGTAGGCTTCGACGGCCGCTCCGATATCGGGGTGGCCGTTCGCTTTTCTGCAGCTCGCAGAACCACGTCCACGCCCACGGTCAACGGGCGGCCAGGAGCCAAGCATGAAGAACCAGCAGACCTATCAGGTCCAACCGCAGCAGAGGAACCTCACCGCAGACGGCAACGTCACTCCGCCGGTCGGTGGAGCCGCGCCACCCGCGCCACCCGCCGGAACTACTCCGCCGGTCACGAAGCCCGACGCTCAGCCTGGAGCAGGCGCGAACGGCACCGCCGGAGATGCGCCGGAGTCGCTCAACTTCGACACGAAGAGCTTCCAGGCTCGGCTCGACCGGCACGCGCGCACCGTTCTCTCCGGCTTGGGCTTCGACTCGCCCGAAGCAGCGAAGGCGGCACGCGAGAAGCTCGCGGCGCTGGAGAAGTCGGAGGAAGATCGGAAGCTGGCGGAGATGACCGAGATCGACCGGCTCAAGGCGCAGCTCGCGCAGAAGGATGCGGCGGAGGTCTCCGCGCGCACGGCTCTCGCGGCGGAGCAGTTCACCGTGAAGCTCGAACGCGCATGCGCCTCGAAGGGAGCGAAGAACACTGGTTATGCCCGGTTCCTGGTCGAGCAGGCCCGCGCTGCTGCGAATGGAGCCGACGTGGACGTGGACGCGCTGCTCGACGCGGCGCTGAAGGATGACTCCTCGAAGGCGGCTCTGGGCATCGCTTCGGCTCCGCCGGTCGTCAAGACCGGAGCGACCTCGACTCCGACCGGGAACGGCGGAGCCGCTCCGACGCCCCCTGCGCCGGGAAGCGCGAACGGCTTGAAGAGCGTCAAGGATATGACTCCGGACGAGTACACCGTCTGGAAGCGTTCGATGGGCCTGATGGCCTGACGCGCGTCACCGCGCTCGACCCTGAGGAGCCACGTTCGGTTTTCCGGCGTGGCTCTTTCCTTTCCTCCTCTTGCACTCCGTCGTGCGCGCAGGTAGGCTCGAAGCCTCTCGCCCCACTTTCTACGCGCACAGCGGCGGTCAACGGCTGGTCTCGACGGGGCAAACACCGACCCACGACACCACCTCTCAAAGCGAGAACGACCCACCATGATCTCTACCACCGGACTGCCCGCAGACATCGTGAACCTCATCCAGGCGAATGCCCTGGAGCGAGAGTTTCACGAGAACCTCTTTCCACGTTTGCTCTATCGCTCGGAGGCGATGGCCGAACGCTGGGACGCCCACATCGGTGAGCGTAAGGTATTCACCCGACCGGGCCTGATGGCTCGCGTCACCACGCCGCTCACGCCGGGCGCCGATCCGCTTCCGCAGACCTTCAGCTACGAGCAGTGGATCGCAGAGGCAAGCCAGTACGGCTCGTCCATCGACACCCACATCCCGACGTCGCAGGTCAGTCTCGCTTCGACGTTCCTCCGGAACATCGCAGAGCTGGGCAAGCAGGCCGGTCTCTCGCTGAACGGTCTCGCGCGCAACGCGCTGTACAAGGCTTATCTCGGCGGCAACACCGTGACGACCGTGTCGGCTCTCGCGGGTGCGACGTCGCTCCGCGTGGCGAGCTTGAACGGCTTCCTCGACAACATCCTGAACGCTCGCCCTTCGCCGGTCTCCTCGCTGAATCCGCTCGCGATCACGTTCTCGACCGCGGAGCCTGCGAACACGGTTGTCGGAGCGTCTCCGGACGATCCGAACGCTCCGACCGGCCCAGGCACGATCGCTCTCGGAGCGGCTCTTGTCGGACCTGTCGCGGCTCGCGTTGGCGTGGTCGCAGCGAACCGTTCGCTCATCACTCGCGTTGGTGGCGCCGCGACCGTGGACGGTCTCACTTCGGCGAACATCCTCACGCTGCAGGACGTCATCAATACGCTCGCGGTCATGCAGGCGAACAACGTGGGGCCAACTCCGGATGGCTACTACCACGTTCACCTCACGCCCGAAGGCGTGGCTCAGATCTTCGCTGACCCGGTTTTCCAGCGGCTCTACCAGTCGCTGCCGGAGTCCGCGGCATACCGTGAGTTCGGTATCGGCCAGCTCCTCGGTTGCCGCTTCTATCGGAACGTGGAGAACCCCTCCATCAACACCGTGGGCGCCACCGTCTCGACGGGTGCGAGCGCGCTCTGTGCTCCGGAGATCGGTGCCGAGGTTCGGAACAACACTGGCGCTGGTGTCGCGATTCGTCGCGCCATCGTGGTCGGTGGTGGGACGCTCTATGAGCAGTACCTCGATGAGATGGCGTTCGTCACCGACGCTGGCGTGACCGGCAAAATCGGAGAGTTCTCTGTCGTGAACGGCGGAGTCCAGGTGATGACGGACCGAATCCGGCTCATTCTCCGAGCGCCTCTCGATCGCCTCCAGCAGATCGTCTCCAGTTCGTGGTCCTGGTCCGGCGACTTCGTGGTGCCCTCCGATGCCCTCACCGGCTCGGCAGCGCGCTACAAGCGAGCCATGGTCATCGAGCACGGCTGAGATTGAGCCGCCTCCCACGTCTCGGACGTGGCCTGCGATGCCTCGGAGCTTCACGGCTTCGGGGCATCTGCCTTCCGTCTGGCAGATCGCTGTGGCATAGTCGGAATCGAGCGACGCTCCGAGCGTCGGAAAGGTAACGACGATGGCGACGGCAAAGAGCAAGCGAGGCGGTGGGCCTGTACAGCCAGGACCGCGGAACGACCTGCCGGTGACGGCTCCGGCGGACGATGGCGATGACCTCCTTGCGGAGCTTGCCGAAGGCGGAGGAGAGCCGGACCTGGACACGTCAGACCCTGCGCTCCTCGTGAACGTCCTCGCGGAACCCTCCGCGGCTCCGACGGCTCCGGAGCCGGGCGCCTCGTTCGACTCCTGGATGGACGCTCTGCAGGACGAGAGCGCGCAGCGTTGGATCGTCTCCGGAGACACTCGGTTCATCGCCAGCAACGGTCTGCCGGTAACGCTTCACAACGGTTCGATTATCTCGGGCGTGACGCACGACCTCGCGGCCATTCGCGCGGCTGGTGCGAAGCTCTCGCCGTACAGCTTCTGAGGAGGTTCCGATGAGCGGCTTCACCGAGAATGAGAAGGCACGGATCTTCCACCACCTGGGCTATCCGAACTGGAGGAAGCTCGCGCAGTCGATCCAGCTTGGATATCCGATGGCGTCGCAGCCGTTCTTCCTCGTCCAGGACTCGTTGAACCGAATCGATGAGGCAAGCGTGCCCTCGATTCGACGAGACCTCTGCGAGTGCGACGCGATCGAATCGCAGATCAGCGACTCGCGCTCACGCATGAAAGCCTCTCGGCTCGGAGACCTCGAAACCAACCCACGCGAGGTCGAGATGCTCTGGCGAGAGCTGGACCGCTGGCAGACTCGACTCGCTGACGATTTGGGGGTTCAAAAGAATCCCTATAGTCAGCAAGAATGGCGAGGAACGCCGGGCGGCATGTTCGCCAGGGTGGAGGGATAACGATGCGAAGCAAAGCGATGGTATTCTGGGTGGTGCTCGCGTTCCAGGTCGCTCCTCCGGCGGTCACGAGCGTCGGGTGTACTCGAAGCGACCAGCGAAGCACTCTGCTGTCTGAGTACAGGAGAGAAGCTCGGAGGTGCGAGGACTCGATCGCTGCGATCATCGGGCGGACCGAGAGCACGTATGAGCGGGATTCGGCGGACCTCGATGCCGAGGAGGCGCGCTGCCACGAGTCGCTGGCTCAGATTCGGGAACGTCTGCGAGGTGAGCCATGAGTGCGTCCTATGGAATCGAGGAAGCTCTGAACGGTGCGTCTCGGTTCGCGCTCTTCCTCGCACGCGCGATCCCGAAGCTCCAGGAGTGGTGGAACGAGCACCGAGACCGGAAGCTGGAGGAGCAGCTCGACGCGCTGGACGTCGCCCTGGGCCGGAGCTTCGAGCGGGCTCGTGAAGAGCTGTCTGCGAAATATCCCGATAAAACAGCACCTGTTTTGAGCATGGCAGGTACAGCGCCTCTGGCCCCCGAAGGTACAGGGGGGGGTGCTACCCTGCCACCCTCAGGCGCAGAGGGTGGAGCACAGTAAAGTCGTGACAAGGTACGATCCTCCCAACCTTGACCCCGATCTCGGTCCGAACCCTTCTCCGGCGACTTCGCTGGTGGAGTCGCTCGGAGCGGTGGCCGACTCGATGCGCCAGCTCTACACGGATGTGGGGCTGCGCCCATATCGGGTGTTCGCGGTGAAGATTCGGTGGAGCGGTCCGATCACCGGAGCGGGTGAGCCGACGATCGACCAGGAGGAGGAATTTCTGCCCACCCCTCTGCTCGACCTGAAGCCGGTCGAAGAGCAGGTGAAGACGGGCGGCATCCTGGAGCGTGGCTCGGTCACGCTCCGGCAGATCTCTCCGCGCTATACCTCCGAGGAGCTGGACAGCCTCCTCGCGACTGAGGAGCGGAACGTGGAGTGCTTCGTGGAGGTTCGGCTCGACTCTCGCGATTCGGCGGAGCCGATCCTGCGCCGGTTCGCTCGGATCCAGGCTCCTGTGTACGACGCCGAAGCCTTCGAGTGGACGATGAGGATCGCGAAGCAGGACGTGAACCGAGGTCGCGACGGCTCGCCCTTCGTGCCCAAGATGCGAGGCGGCTCGTGACGATTCGGATGACCGTGGACCAGTTCTCGGCGTGGCTCGTTCGGCAGACGCCGGAGCTTGAGCGCGCTGGCGTTCGCGGGATGAGGAAGGGTGCCGTGTTCCTTCACGGCCAGGTCGTTCTGGAGATCGGTCGCGCCCAGCCGCGCCCAGCGGTGGACACCGGAGAGCTGCGGAACAGCGTGAATACGACGGCGCACCCTCAGGGCGCGATCGTCTCCGTGGACGCTCCCCATGCGCCGTTCATGGAGTACGGGCGACGACCGGGAAAGATGCCGCCGGTCGGACCGATTGAAGACTGGCTCCGCCGGAAGGGGTTCGGGACGGATCTCATCAACCAGCAGCGTCGCACGATAGCTCGTGGGGCGATTCGCACGGTGGGCCGGAGCGCGGCCATCCGGTCGCTCCGAGCGAACAAGGGTGATCTCGAAGCAGCCGCGCTCCGCGGCGCAGCGTTCGTGATAGCTCGCGGGATCGCCAAGAACGGGATCGCGCCACGCGCGTTCTTCCGGAAGGCGTGGGCTGGGAGCCAGGGTGTTATCGCGCTCTCGCTGCTCTCGGAGTTGGCGAAGATCGGATGGAAGCCGACGAGCAGCGCGCGCGGACACATTGCCGCAGCCCTGCGGAGCGCCTCTGCAGGAGCAAGAAGCGCATGACAGACGAGACCCCAGAGAACCTATCGGCGCTGCCGACCACGCTGGTCTGTCAGCCTGCTACAGTTGATCCTCGCTCCGCTGCCGCGCGCGCGCTCGCGGAGTACCTCCTGAGCCTCGTGTTCGTCATCCCAGCTCCCTTTCCGGAGGCTGCGACGCGGTTCCAGCTTCAGGCGGTCCACGAGGAATGGCCGGAGCCGGAGGCTGAGCTGCCCTATCCGTGCGCCTCGATTCTGGACGGCTCCCCTCCGACGCTCGATGCCTCGAACTTTGTGCCGACCTGTCTTGAGGATACCTTCGAGCTGTACGGGCAGAACACGGTCCTCTGGAAGCTCGCGGAACTGGAAGCGGACTTCCAGGTGGACTTCTGGTGCAACAGCATCCCGACACGAGAGGCGATCATGGGCGGGCTCATGCGAGCGTTCGCGCCTGGTGAGCAGAGCTTCGGAGTCATCCTCGGAGGCGGAGCCGATTACTTCCCGGAGACCGCTCGGATCCGGGCGACGCTGATGAACTATCGCCGGATGGACGAGCCTGACCCGGTGTACTTCCGGGAACGGCGCATCCAGGCGCTGATTCGCATCCAGGCGCCTGTCCTTGACCTTCGGTCTACCAGGACGGCTCGCTTCATGGCACAGTCTGCCGTGGGTCCGGACGTGTTGTCGGATCCGCTGTAAGGATAACCCCCTGAGCACTCGGAGATAACTCACCCATGTCCGCCTTCATCCGTCGCTTCACGGAGCTGCCTTCGCTCCAGGCCCTTCTCGCAATCGAGGCGGTCAACATCATCGACATCGCGCCACAAGGAGCGTTCCTCGGAGTCGGTTCCGGCACGCTTCTCGCGGTCGGAGAGTACGAAGATGGACCGTTCACCACCGGCTCGGATGCCTCCGACTACGCGAACCCCGGACAGCTTCCGGGGCAGCCGGGAACCGGGAACATTCTGGAGGTGTTCTCGGATGCCGACTTCAAGCGGAAGTATGGGCAGTTCGGCTTCGTGTATGGCGGCACTCCGAGCCAGAATCCGTGTGGCCGTCGTCATCTCTCCGAGGACTGGAACGGCAACGGCTTCCTGAAGCTGAAGAACGTGCGAGCCCAGCGACTTCTCTGCGGTCGCGTGGATACCTCGGTCGGCTCTGTTGCGTTCCTTCCGCGCGCGGTCATCGCGGGCTCGATTCCAGGACCGTTCGCGCTTGCCGCGGGCAACCAGCTCTCGGTGACCACGGACATCGGTGGTCCTGCGCTCTCGACGGCTCTGGCCGCGGTCGTGGCGACTGAGGCTGGCATCGTGTTCGTCGCCTCCGGCTTCGTGGGCGGAGAGCAGATCACGATCGCGATCGATGGTGGCCCGGCGATCGTCGTCACCTTCACCGCTCTCGACCAGACTCCGGCGCAGGTGGCTGCGCGAATCAACGCGACGCTCGGATACACGGCAGCGACTTCCGGAGGCGGTCTCGTGACCATCGTCGGGCTGACGCCGGGCACCGACGGCTCGGTGATCTTGGCCGACATTACGCCTGGCGCTCTCGTTGCCATCGGGCACGTCGCAGGAACGACCGCGGGCACCGGGAACGTCGGGAACATCAACGCTGTCACCGCGACCGAGCTGGCGACGATCATCAACGCGACTCCGGCGCTGAACGCAATCGACGCCGTGGGGCGAGCGACCTCCGACGGTCGGCTGACGATCTCCTCGGACACTTCGACGGTCGGTGACGTGCTCGTTACGGCTGGCGCGATTGCGACCGCTACGGGCCTGACCACGGGCACCACGGTTCTCGCCGGAGAGCACGCCGCAGGGCGCATCCCGGCGGGCACGCGCGTCTCCAACGGCGTGACTACGTGGGTCACGATGCAGACGCTCTCGATCGCTGCGGGCACTTCGACGGCTCCGAACCAGAACGCGCACGTCGTGAAGGTTCGGCCTGCGCTCGATGACGGCACCGCGCTCGGAGCGGCAGCGACTACGGTCAACGTGGTCACGGACATGCCGACGTTCACCGAGTTCGATGTCACGAACCCTGCCGCGCTCTCGGTCGCTCTGACTCAGGCGCAGATGGACGCGGCTTACCTCGCAGCGTTCGACAAGACGCTCAGCCTCACGAGTCCTGCGCGCGCGGCCAACTTCTCGATCTCGGCTCGACGCTCGGTGCTCGTTGTGACGCGCGGTCGAGCGAACGCGATCAGCGCCAGCGACAACGGTTGCTACGGTCGGAAGTTCATCACCGGAGCGCCTCTCGGCTTCACGCTGGACCAGGCGCTCGCAGACGTGGCGAGCTACCGCAGCGATCGGCTGTACTACACCTATGTCGGGCTGAAGACTCGACTCGAAGAGATCGCTGTGGTCGGAGCCGACGGCGGCATCGGCTTCACCGACGGCGGCATCGTGACGCTCCGCGCTGACTCCGCGCTCGCGACGCTCTGCTGCATGCTTCCTCCGGAGGAGAACCCCGGTCAGCAGACGCAGCTCCTGCTTCCCTGGTTCGCGCTGGAGGACGTCGCCTCGGACTTCGGCCTGTCGGAGTACACGGAACTGAAGCGCGCGGGCATCGTCGCTCCGCGCATCGACTCGCTCTCCGGTCTGTTCTTCCAGAGCGGCGTGACGTCCTCGGTCGAGCCTGGACGCACCGAGATCGAACGCCGGAACATGGCCGACTTCGTGCAGGACTCGCTCGCGATCCTCGCGCTGCCATACGCCAAGAAGCTCCCCACGCAGCGAAACAAAGACGGCTTCTCGAACGACGTGGAAGCGTTCATGGATTCGCTCCAGTCTCCGGACGCTCCAGACAAGGCTCGGATCCGCTGGTATCGCGTGGACCTCGCTGCCGGGAATACTCCGGAGCTGGAGGACCAGGGCGTGTTCACCGCTCTCGTTGCGTGCAAGACGTTCTCGTCCATCAAGGCGTTCGTTATCCCGGTCGAGATCGGCTCGACGGTCACCATCACAGACGCGGCATAAGCCTCGCGCTGAGCCTCTGAAGAACAACCCCGAAGTAAGGAATACCAACCATGGCAACGCGCGTACGTGGACAGGAAACTAGCATCACCGTCTCAGGCCCCCAGGGCGTGGAACAAAGCATCGACGCCATCAAGAGCTTCGAGGCGGAGTTTCAGATCGACATTCTCTCCGAGGGCTATCTGGGAGAGACCGCCGAGAGGCAGGATGAGATATTCGTGAAGGTCACCGGCAAGGCTGAGCTTCACATTCCCTCGGCTGACTACTTCAAGTTTGCCAACAAAGTCGTATCGCGTGCTCAGCGTCGCGATGGCGTGCAGTCGGTGTTCAACATCTCGACCTCGCTTCAGTTCCCGGACGGGCGCCGCGTGCGCGTGCTCTTCCAGGATGTGTCGTTCGGCTCGATTCCTCTGAACATCGGCGGTCGCGACGAATACGTGAGCACCACGATTGAGTTCGCGACGAGCAAGGGCAAGTTCCTGTTCTGAGGCTCTCGCGCGGACGGTAGCAAAGAGCCCGCTGCAGGCGTACCATGCCTGGGCGGGCTCTTCCGCGTGTGGAGGTCGAGAAGATGGCGAAGCAGACGAAGAACGAAGGCGAGGACGTTGCGGCAGAGGCTCCGAAGCCGAAGCTGCGAGGCGCTCTCCGAGCGGCGATGAGTAGGAACACGGAAGGCAATACGCTCGGCAACGTGCGTGGGCTTCCGAGGCGAAAGGCTACGTTCACGATCGACAAGGACGTGTGTGCGCCGGGCGTGTTCGACGATGACATTGACGTCACGCTGATCTCCATCAACTCGGACATGGAGCTGAAGGCGATTCGGGACTGTAAGGGTGACCCAACGTCGCTCGCGTTCCTCCTCGCTCGCGCCTCGGTCTATGCGATCAACGGAGAGCCTGTGAACGATGCCGAAGGCGAGCGCGAGTGGCTCTGGGAGGCTCTCGGGAACGGTGGCCGCGCTATCCTCGTTGGGATGTTCGGCCAGTTCGGAACGGCTGACGCTGAGAGCCAGGGAAAAGCCATGAGGTCGCTTCGGGTCGAGAGCTAGACCGGAGCGACGTCGTGGCGTGCGGGTGGGCCTTCATCTTCCACTGCTCGAATACCTCCACGGAGGAGTCTGAGACGCGGATCTGGAGGCGCATCGCGTACAGCACGAGATACGGGAAAGGCGTCACACTCTCGGAGGCGCTCCACATCGGAACCTATGAGCTGCTACGGTTCAACATGGCGCTCGACTCCATCGTGAAGGAAGAGAACGGCAAAAAGGGAGACTGAGCCGATGGCGGACATCCAAGTCAATGCGGAGCTACTCATCAACGCCGGGCGAGCCCAAGCGGGGCTGACGGCGATCTCGCACAAGCTCGGCTCGATGGGCTCGATGCTCCGAGGCACCAACGGGATGCTCGGCGGCATGGTCGGGCAGATGGTCGCCTTCGGCGGCACCTACATCGGCGTGAGCGCGCTGATCGGTGGCTTCCGCTCGTTAGCCTCCGAGGCGATGGACTTCACGCGAACGGTCGAAGGCGCGAAGATCGGCATCTCCACGATGATGTCCGCCTTCCAGGAGATGCCGTTTGAGCAGGCTGCGATGGCCGCGGAGTCTATCTATGGGCGGATCCAATCGATCGCGATCAACACCTCAGCGACGTCCACGGAGCTAATCGAGACGTTCCAGGTGATGTACTCCGGTATGGCTTCGGCGGGCATGGACACAGAGCGGCAGCTCTCGCTTCTCCAGGGTTCCGCGACCGCGGCTGCTGCGTTCATGTCCGGAGACATGGCGCAGACGAGTCGCGATATGTCGATGATGCTCGAAGGGCGAGCCGGGAATCAGGTGAAGCTCTGGAACCGGGTGCGCGGCATCCTGCACATCACGGCGGAGGAGTGGAACCAGCTCACGGCTCCGGAGCGCGCGCGGAGGATGGAGGAGATGATGACATCTCCGGCGATGCTCACCGCGGCGCAGCGATACGGGAAGAGCTTCGCGGGCGTTCTCTCGACGGCTCAGGATCTTCGAGAGGTTCTCGGCGCTGCGTTCTTCTCCTCTGCGATGGAGCGGTTCCGAGCGTGGCTCGACACGGTGAACACGCGCATCATCGCGCACCGTGCCGAGATCCAGCGGATCCTAACCACCGCGGGCACTGTCCTCGGTCGAGTCGTGGACGCTGCCGCTCGGCAGGCTGAGAAGGTATTCCACTACATCACCCAGAACTGGGAGACGATCGTGGAGAAGGCGCACGAAGCTCTCGCCACGCTTCGGCACTGGGCTCCGATCATTGTCGAGTGGGGCGAGACCTTCGTGAAGTTCCGGCTGGCTGCGTATGCGCTCGGAGTGGCGTTTCAGGCGGGCTCGTGGATTGCTGCCGCAGCTTCGGCGATGTCCGCGGCAGCAACGATGTTCGCCGGAGGAGCGGCGGCAGCCGGAGGCGCTGCGGCGGCTGGAGGAGTGGCAACCGCCGGAGGAGTGGCAGCCGGAGGAACGGCGGCAGGTCTCGGCGTGGCCCTCGGTCCTCTGCTGGCTATCATCGCTGCGATCGTAGCGGCAGGCGCGGCTCTCTGGGAGGGCTGGACGATGCTCGGAGACCTCTTCGGGAACTGGGCATCATATTGGGTCGCCGACATCACGGCGATCTTCGGCGGAGTCTGGAGCGACCTCCAGGAGATATTCTCAGGGCTCTGGGAGTTCGTGGCGCCTCTCCTCGGAGGAGCCGGTGGCGGAGTCTGGTCCATCGTCCTGAGCGCACTTCGGCTTCTCGGAGGCGCGATCCGGCTCGTGCTCTTGCCGTTCCGTGCGATCGCAGCGTTCCTCCGGTGGCTCTCGCCTCTGATGCAGATATTCGGGAACCTTCTGATCGTCGTCAGCACGGCGGTCTCGCTCGCCTTCGGTGAGCTGGGGAGCGCGATCAACCGGCTGATCTCGTGGATGAACACGGAGACAGCCACGCAGCGCACCGGCTCCGCGGCGGACCGAGTGAACCGCGCAGTTGATCGCCAGAACGCAGCGAATCGAGCCGCATCTGGGACGCCACCAGCGGCGCAGACGGCAGCCGATACCGCTGCCGCTACGGGCGCACCAGGCGATCGCCAACAGGTCACGAACGACTTCCGAGGGAGCCGCATCACGGTCGAGCAGAGCTTCAGGGAAGCGGACCCAGACCGCGTGGCGGTTCGGATGATAGAGGACTTGCAGCGGTTCGCGGAACAGCGCGTCCAGAGCCGGTTCGCTCAGGCCATCACGCGGTAGCTCGCGGCGTGGTAGCATCGCCGGATGGCGAGCGAGATCAAGATCCAAGAGCTGGGAACGACTGACCCCATCTACATCGTCCTGCGCTCTCGCGCGCTTCCCTACCGCGGGATGCCGACGGGTGGCGAACAGCGCGTGAGCACGACGTGGTACCAGGGCAACCCGAAGGCGACCCAGCAGATCATGGGCGAGACCTTCGAGCCGACCGAGATCAGCGGGATGTGGAAGTCCAAGTTCATCCGAGTCGTGGACGCTCGCGAGACTCGACCGGCGGAGCGGAGCGCGCCTGACGTCGAAATCCGCGGAGGTGTGAATCAGATCTCCGGAGGCGCTCTCGGCGCTGAGGCTCTCGTTGTGATCTTCGAGCAGCTCCGCTCGCGAGGGAACGAGCTGCTGTTTGAGTGGGGGCCCGTGACGCGATACGGCATCCTGCAGTCGTTCACCCCTCGGTGGATTCGCGAGGAGGACGTGGAGTGGTCGGCGACGTTCAACTGGAACGGCGCCGAGCCGACCGCTCCGCCGGTTCGACGTCTCGCGCTTCCCGGACAGCCGGTGCAGGAGGCGGTGGTGAACACCGATACCGCACTGGCGAGGTTCACGCGGAGAGTCGCCGAAGCTCCAGCAATCCGAAGAGTCTCCGCTCTGGTCGCGCGCGCACGCGAAGCATCCGTGGCGTTCCTCGGATACACGCGGCAGGCAGCAGACGCCGTGACGCTTCCGGCTCGCGTCGCGCAGGGCGCGCTAAGCCAGGCGGCGCAGATACGCGATGACGTCTCGATCCTCACCGGCCAGGTGATGGACGTTCCCTACACGTACATGGGTCTCAGCGATTCGGTCACGGACGTGTTCTCCA